GAAGAGCCGCCGGACGATGTGTATTGGGATCCTAACAGCCGGAAGCGGGATTTGTCGGATTCGGACGTTATCGTTGCGAAGCTCCGGACTAAGAGCTACTTGAAAGAGCGGTATCCCAAACTAAAAGACGATGATTTGTGGTATCAGCAAGAGTTAATAGAGGACCAGGACAGTCAGAAGTCAGACGGCGTAACTCATGGTGACAACTATGCGTATACTGAGCAAAAGGGGTCTTCGGACGACCGGGACGCCGACAGTCCGATTGAAGAGCCTAAGATTTGGGAGATATGGGCGCATCTGCTGAAAACCCGGCACGAGGATTGGGTTATCTACCAGGGCCCGGAAGACGATCATCCGACTGCAAAACAGATCGAGGTCGAGGGGGACGCGGAAGAGGAGGCCAAGAAGACTAAGGGCTTTATTGCCCACTGGCCCCGAACTGTGCAAAAACGCATTGTCCGGCATATCGTAGGCAAGAAACTAATCCCGCAAGAGGACGATGACGGTAACGAGGTTGATCAGTTAGAAAATCCCTTAGGTGTAGACTCAGACGGCGACCCGATCATGCAGGTGATTCCCTTGAGGGACCAGCGGACCTTGAAGGGTATGCCACGAGGGAGAACATCATTTGCCCGTGACTTGAACAAGATAAGTTCCAAGGCGCTGATGAACTACATACATGCAGCGGCCCACCTGATCAACTCGCCTATTGTTCGAGGTGAGGGGATGAAGTGGGTCGGGAACCCTGGAACGCCGGGGAGTGAAATTGTGGTTCCCAAGAACATGCCTCCCCATTTAATTCCACACCGCCTTAATCCAGGGTCGTTTGAGATTGCCCGGTGGCTGGAGATTAAAGTCCAGGCTGACAATTCCATCATGGACATTTACGACACGCCGGACGTGATGAGGGGTAAGGTTCCGGAAGGGCAAGACAACATGTCCGGGCGGCTAGGGTTAGCCTTACAGGACTTAGCCGGCATGATGTCAAAACCCTTTGTCCGGGCGTTAGAGGCCGCTTTAATTCAGTTGGCAAAGGCTAACATGGCTCTGATTCTAAAACATTGGCCCCGGTGGATGTGGGAAAGACTTATCGAAGAGGACGAATGGGGTACATGGCTTCCTGAACTAGACCGGGTAGAGCAGGAGAAAGAGAAACCGCCCGAGGAACAGGACATCGAGAAGTTGAAAATCCAAGCCAAGTGGCAAGCGGCCCTTGACTTGATCAGGCCGGAAGACCCGAACGAACCTCCAGGGACAAATGTTTTAGACCTCGATATTCAAATGGTGGCCGGGTCGAGTATGCCGACATCGAGAATGGGCAAACTACAGATAGCCATTGAAATGATGCAGGTAGGGATATACGACCAGCAAGCGGCGCTCCAGTACATAGACGACCCGCACAAAGACGAGATAGCGGCTAGGATGAAGCAGCAGCAGGAACAAATGATGCAACAGGAACTAATGCAGAAGGGTTCACGGTGAAAGAAGAACTGGCCGTTATATGTGTGTTTTTGTTCATAGTTGTAATGATGTTTGTTGTAGAACCAACGATAGAGGTAAAACCAGCAGAATATACACCGAGCCCTAACGTGGAGGCGTGGATAAAAAAAGGGGTGGAGTTGCACAATACACCGCATGGTTGGTGTTTTGTGCGGTTTGAATAGGGTACTTGGCGACCCATGACGCCATGCAGGTGACTTTGCGACCTTAAACGCAATGCTGAAGGAGAAGAAAAATGGGAGACATCGACGTAGAAGAGATCCGGACGGCAATAGCCGACGAGGGACCGGAAACCCCGGAAGTTGAAATCCCGGAGGAGGAGCCGGATGAGACGACCGAAACCGAGCAGCCCACGGAACCAGAGGAGGAGGAACCGAAGGAACCGGAGCCGGAAAAGGAAAACCTGATACCGCAAGCTGAGTTTGATAGGCGGTATGCAGGCTGGAAAACCAAGGAACGGGAATATCAAGAAAAGATCGACCTCTTACAAAGAGACCCAAATGCGTATTACGCGAAGTACCCGAACGAAAGACCGGCAACTCCTCAAGCGCCGGTCCCGAGCGAGGTTCCTACATTTCAACAATGCCTGACGGCACCCATTACGGATGGGCCGTACAAGGGCTATAAATTGGGCGATTTGTGGGGATCGGAAGACCCGCAGGTGAGGGCCGCAGCGGTGGACATTTACAACAACTACCGTGACGTGGTTCAGGGGCAGATAAACGAACGACAGACCCAGACGAAGACAAAGGAAGAGCAGCTTCAAAGCCAAGTACAAGAAGAGCATGACACGTTTTACAAGGAACGTGCTCAAGAACTATTTGGCAAAGACACGGCAGCTCTGACGGAAGATGAGAAGGGCAAAATCAGTCAGTTGGTTGAAGACCTACTCGATCAAATGGAAAGCTTGGGTGTGTATCGTTTGGAATCTGCTTACAAACTGGCCACCTTGGACGAGAGATTGAGGACCGCGCAGGGGCAGTCAATCAAGGCGGTTATCGACTCGATACGAAAAGGGGGCACCAGCACCGAATCAAAGAAGACCGGGACCGGCAGCGCGGATGTTTACGAGCGCATGAGCGATTTGAACGAAGAAGAATTGGCGCGGAAACTGGAAAAGCTGAGCGAGCAGGAACAAGAGACGTTCTGGAAGAAGGCGCCAAAGGAGTTCCGGAATAAGTTTCGGGCGGCAGCGGACGCATGGGTGTAGGAGGTCAGACCATAGGAGAACATCATGGCTGACTGGACTTTTACCACAGCATCACCACTTGCACGGCAGAGTTGGGCTTCTAGATGGTGGAAAGAAGCCAAGGAGGAAAGTTATTGGGTAGGGATGGGGGCGGTAGGTACATCCGAGGAAAACGACATTATCGTTGAGTTTCCGGAACTTGAGAGGGAGCAGGGCTGGAAGCACTTTTTTGGGCAGGTTCGTAACCTTTCCGGGGCTGGTATCCAGGGTGATGCCACAATGGAAGGGAACGAGGAAGAGCCGGACGTCTACGATGATGCAGTAGAACTCGATCAGTACCGCAACGCTGTCAGGACTAAGGGCAAGCTGTCCGATCAGTATCCTTCTGACAAGAGGGTGCGCGAATGGGCGAAGATGCTCCTGAAACGGTGGATGGCTGAGAAGATCGATCAGGACATTTTCGACGGTCTTGGAAATTCTTGCACCAAGATTCTGTACGGCGGGACCGCCACTACTACGGATACCATTGCGACCGGCGATTACATGACCCTCCAGAGGATCGGGGCGGCAGCGGCTTACGCTGAGAAGGCTACTCCTGAGATTGTGGGCAAGTCAAAGGGCGGCGAGCGGAAATGGCTCTGTGTCATGTCGATTGATCAGTCTTACGACATCATGGAACGCGACGCGGCATGGGCGCAGGCCCAGAGGGAAGCTATGGCCAGGGGTCCGGCAAACCGGATCTTCAAGAACACCCTGGGCGAGTGGAGAAACACGGAACTTACGAAACACCGCAAGATTCCGCTGTCCACGAATTGGGGTGCTACTGCTAATCTTAACGGGGCCTCGGCCCTCTTTGTTGGTGTGCAGGCTGGCGGAATGGCCTACGCCAAGCGCAAGATATGGAACGAGAAGACCTTTGATTATGGAAACAAGGTCGGGTTCTGCATCGGTTCCATCTGGGGCTTCACCAAGGCGGTGTTTAACAGCGCCGACAACGCGGTGATCCAGATCAGGACCTTTAGAACCTCGAACTAAGGTCTTGGCGCGGGATAACCCGGTGCTGGCCGCATCGGGGACGGCGGGAGGCTCCTCCCCCTCCCGCTTCCCGCAGCCATGCTAACCAGGGAGTTGGAGGATAGGCAAGTGAAAGAAAAACTGATAGATCCCGTTGACGCGGGAAAGGCCGATAGAGAAGAGGCCAAGATTCAGGAAGAGCAAGAGAAGTTGTCGTTTGAGCGGCTTACGCCCGATAGAGAAGAGGCCAAGATTCAGGAAGAGCAAGAGAAGTTGTCGTTTGAGCGGCTTACGCTATCTGATTTCAGAGCAGTGCCTAAACGGGCTGCACGGACACCGCATCCGTTCGAGGGATACCCTGAAAAGAGAATGGTGATCGGCACTTACATGGAGAGGAAGAAACAGAAAGACCTGGAAGTAAACACCACGCATTTAGTCGCTCTCATGCCTGGGTTTAGCGTGAC